TGTTGTGCCAGGTGCAGCCGGTGTGTAAAAACTTTCGTCAATTACACTTACTGAAATACCTGGTGATCCTAATGTTGTGGCCATTGTGTTGATCTCCTAAATCACTAACTGTTTTATTTATACTCAAAAACAAAAATTTAGCTGTTAAATACAATAGGAAAAGGGCATTAAAAGGGCACTATGAGAAAACTTTGTGTAAAATGCAACACTAGACCTAGAGCCGTTAACTATTATAAGAAAGGCAAGGCGTTCTATCGCAGCCAATGCGATCATTGCAGTAGAGGACACGAAGAAAGTCGTCCTTTATGGGAGCTCAACAATTATAGAAAGAAAAATGCCTGCGATAGATGCGGATTTAAATCACAGCATAATGAAGTTTTTAACGTATACCATGTTGATGGCATACTAACAAATTGCAAGCACAGTAATCTAAAAACAATCTGTGCCAACTGCCAGAGGGTGTTACACAAAGAAGGATCAAAATGGAAACAAGGCGATTTAACTGCTGACTTTTAAATTTCGTCTAGAGCAACACGCCTTACAAAATCTATCTTTTCGTAATCTTTTACCAGCGTATCAATCTGTGTGTATAAAGAATCTAGATCGCTGTTATTTTCAAAAACAGCATTAAACTTGCTGCCTATCCACGCCCATTCGCTAGGATGTACATGCGGATATTTTTGCTCCATTAACTGTTCAGCATCCATAAGCAGCCACTGTTCGTCTTCAGGTGTTGTATTTTCTATAAGTGCGCAGTTGTACCATTCTGGAAGTTCGCCCCGTCTTACCCAAATGACTATACCACCTTGTTTTTTAATACTGGTAATTTCGTTTGGAAAGCGACAATCGCTTATCACAATGTTATTCTTATTGTCTCTAAGCTTGTTTTCTACACTGGCTATCCAAATATCATTGTGAAATGATTTGCGACATACGTCAGTGCCCCACTGCTGCAGGACCCAGCGGGGAGTAAGATGCGGAATACGTAAACGTTCCGCCCACCAAGGATCTACTTGCTCTCTCCACTCTCTCGAGTCGGGCGTAAGGCCTTCTAGCCATTCTCTATTCCAGCCAAAAACGTTGCTTACAGCGTCTTTAAGAGTTCCAGCATAGCTTTCTCTTACAAAAGCTTTGTTGTTAACCAAATACTCGGCTACAGTGTCTTTTCCAGATCCAATAAATCCACAGATGCCTATGATCATAGTCCTAGTATATATGTAAATTTACATGGAGTCAAGTTTTTTAAAATGTAGTATTGGAAATTGATCCTGCCCTGCAGTGTTTTTTTCAAAATTATTGATTAGCTGAAATCCGTATTCAGCTGCCATCTTTTCAGTATAGCGTTTCATGGTGCTGTGATTGTTAATAAAAATATCCGCATCGTCTGTTAGGTAATTTCCAATATATTTGAAAAAATCTTCATGTATTTTCCAATCTTGATCCACAGTTGTTCTACAGGCTAGATCTATCATTTCCTGAGGACGATTTTTATACATTTTGTATATGTGATCTTTATCGAATATGTGCGGAGGATTTCCTATTACTAAATCAAATTTTTCAGCTATGGGAATAGCAGAAATTGTCGGTGTATGATATCCCCTAACGGCATGTTTATAACCTAATTTTTCTGCATTCTTTGCACCTATTGTAACTGCTAAATCGTAGCAGTCATTAAAAACCAATTGTCTACAAAAGTTTTTAGTTAAGAGTTCCCAGCCAATCCTACCGTGCCCAAAGCACCATTCAAATACTACATTATATTTTTCTTTGCCAGCGCGTTGAATTGAATCTATAAAGGAAGGATACATCCAGTCACCTCCTCCTGTAAGATACCAAGGATGGTCGATAGTCTGACCGTTTTCTAGTTTAGTAAACTTTTCAGCAAAAATATTATGCTGATCCAAGAGAAATTCTTTAGGTTGATTGAAAATTTCCACAATTAACCAATTACAAAGGTTAACGGAGTGCCGCCTTCCTTGTAATTCACTAGATCAGCTTCCAGCATTTCCATTTCTGTTTTTGCTTCATTTTTCAATGCTGTGCCGTTGAGGCTAACACCGCCCTGAGGACTGGCTATGGTGCCAAACTTTTCTCTAGCCTCGCCTAACATTAATTTAGCTGTTGCCAAAGAATAATCCTTTAACCACTGCCCTGCAAGAGGATCCTGTAGTAAATTAAAATCTGGTCTATAGTTATATAACCATAATAAAACTTCTTCATTAGCTCTAGGGCGCTGCATTAAAGTTAAAAGTTTAGTAGTGGGATTAAAAGTAAAATTAATTTCACTACCAAACATTTTACCTACTAGTTTTTGATAACTTGCAAATGCAAAGTAAGTAGCTAAACCGCCCATGTTCGTACTCGCCAGTAAGTAGGTATTACTGTAAGCAAGATTGAATGGTTCAAACAAACTACCACCATCTCCGCCGCCTGTTCTTGATCCAACTGTACGTCTAAAAATCTGACGCACATTCATTACTTCATTGGGCATTACATACTCGTTGGTGTCTACCTGTGTAGTTAAAAATCCATAGCTTTCTTCAGTAGAATTACTACTGCGTTGACGGAATTTTGACAGAGCTCTGTCAATAGCAGTATTGTAATGTATTGGATCAAGCTCAACGTCGATCATTCCGTCACCAAGCATTGCTTTAATGTAATCAATGACTTTTTGACGTTCGTTTAGTATGTCGCTCATATCAATATTTAGCAATAAATACTTGACTATGCCACGACTATCTCTATATAAACCTGAAAAAGGCGCGGATTTTCGCTTTTTAGACAGAATTATAAATGAAGAATTTCAAGTAGGCGGCACTGACATCTTTGTACACAAGTATGTAGGACCAGTAGCTCCTGCTGCTGGTGAAGCTACGCCTGCCATGCCTGATTCTTCAGGTTTAGAAATACCAGAACTTGGCATACAAGATTTAGTGTTTATGGAGAATAGAGATAGGAAGTATGATCCCGACGTGTACGTAATGCGTGGTATCTACCAAATGAATGACTTAGATTTCAATCTCAGTCAGTTTGGCTTATTTCTACAAAACGACGTTGCACTAATACATTTTCATCTTAAAAACTGTGTTGATACATTAGGAAGAAAAATAATGGCGGGGGATGTTTTAGAACTACCTCACTTAAAAGACGAATATGCCTTAGATACTAGTTTAGTTGCTTTAAAAAGATTTTATGTTGTGCAAGATGTTATTAGGCCAACCAACGGATTTAGCCCAACATGGTATCCGCATCTAGTTAGAGCAAAATGTGTACCATTAGTAGACAGTCAAGAGTTTAAGGAAATCTTAGATGCAGACAGCGGAGCTGGTGATGGCAGTACCTTAAGAGATTTGTTAAGCACCTATCAAAGCAGCATTGACAGAAACAATCAAATTATTGAGCAGGCTAATTTAGACGCTCCGCAAAGCGGATATGCGCAAAATCATTTGTTTGTATTGCCTACCACTGATTCAGGATTAGTAGATGTTTCTGATGCCAGCAATACTGAAGTTGATGCCAGCGCAGTAAATGCTGCATTGGATGCCAGCGTGGTATTGAAAAGTCCAAAGAAGAATTTATATGTAAAATACCTTGCAGATGATGCTGTACCGCCCAATGGCGCACCCTACGGATTTGGTATTACGTTTCCTAGCACAGCTATTCTAGGTGAGTTCTTTTTGAGAACAGATTATCTACCTAATAGATTATACAGATATGATGGAAGACATTGGGTCAAGTTTGAAGATAATGTTCGCATGCAATTGAGTAATTTTGGTGAGCAGGATGTTACATCAGCACCATTTGTTGGCGAACAAATTAGAAAAACTCAAAAAACTTCCTTCATTAATAATACGAATACAGCTACCATTAACAATGAAGTTGTAAAAGAAAAGCAGGCACTAAGCAAAGTTTTAAAACCAAGAGCAGACAATTAACGGGAGACTACATTGGATTTCTTTTATGATGCACAGGTAAAACGTTACCTTACACAATTTATGAGAATAATGAGTAACTTTAGTTATAAAGATGCTAAGGGACAACTAACTCGTATTCCTGTTGCATATGGCGATATGAATAGACAAGTAGCGCAGATAGTTAAAAAGAATACAGAAAACACAGTGCCTAGTGCTCCGTTCATCGCTTGCTATATTAAAGATTTACAGTTTGATCAAACTAGAATGCAGGATCCATCATTTATCAGCAAGATACAGGTAAGAGAACGTGCGTTTGACGAATCCGGTGAAGAGTATTTGAACAGACAAGGCTCCAATTACACCATAGAAAGACTGATGCCTGCTCCCTATACTATTGACTTTGGTTTAGATATTTGGACCACTAACACCGATCAAAAACTACAGATATGGGAGCAAATAGTGGTGTTGTTTACTCCCAGTTTAGAACTACAGACTACAGACAATTTTATTGACTGGACCAGCATTAGCTCTCTTAGACTTAAGAGTCAGACATGGAGCAGCAGAAACGTACCGCAGGGTCTTGAACAAGATATAGACATTCTAAGTATGATCTTTGAAACCAATGCATGGATTACACCTCCTGTAAAGGTTAAGAAAATGGGAATAGTAACAAAAATTATTGCCAGTGCATTTGTATCTCCTCAAGGTGCGATCGCCAGTGCTTATACTGATGCAGAAGCAGTTGTAGAATCTCTCGGTGGTGAAGCATTCACTGTTGTCGCAGTCCCTGGAAATTTTAATCTTTTAGTGTTAAACAACGTTGCAACATTAATAATAGGAACTAAACAAGAACAGGTAATAGAAAAAAACAATCCAAATTTTAATAATTCTTGGAGAAATATTTTAGATCTTTATCCTGGATCATTTAGAGCAGGATTAAGTCAGTTAAGATTAAAGAAGAGTGACGGGAACGAAATTGTCGCGTATATCAGTTTAGATCCCTTAGACGATACTAAAATGGCCCTTAATATTGATTCTGACACTGTTCCCGAAAACACAATTATATCAGGTAGGGGCACAGTGGATGCAATTATTAATCCAGAAACCTTTAATCCTAGTACCAAAACGAACGGTACAAGATATTTAATTTTAGAAAATATCAATGTCAACGATGAATTTGGATCAGGCGGCTACGATGGTCCGGATGCTTGGAAAAATGCAGATGGCAGTGATTTTCAAGCCAATGCCAACGATATCATTGAATGGAACGGCACTGCTTGGTCTGTGCTATTCGATTCGCAAGAGGTCACAGAAGTTACATACATAACTAATGCTTATACTGGTATCCAATACAAATGGGATGACGGAGAGTGGAGCAAGAGCTATGACGGAGTCTATGACAGCGAGTTATGGAGACTGATACTTTAAACAATATAGTCTGCAGCGGTGGCATTATTCTTGCCAAAAATACCAAAAGATTTTTGTTTTTATTAAGAAATAAAGAAGATGTTTGGGGATTTGTTGGCGGGCAAAGAGAAAGCATAGATCGAACTCCCATTGAGACTCTTAACAGAGAAATCAACGAAGAAGTTGGTAGCGTGGCAAATATAGAAAAAGTAATTCCTTTAGAACTTTACATTTCTAAGGATGAAAAGTTTTTCTATAACACTTATATCCTTATTGTAGAAAAAGAATTTGTTCCGGTACTCAACGGAGAGCATCAAGGTTACGCTTGGGTAAACTACGGCAACTGGCCTCGTCCGCTACATCAAGCAGTCAAAACTAGCTTGAATAATAAATCAAACAAAACAAAATTAGAAGTAATATTAGATCTTATTTGATAAGATCTGGACCAAACGCCCAAGTACCTAAGTGTCTCAACTCCATACTTAGATTAGTATCAACTTTAATTTCATAGCCTGCCTTGGCAATCTTCATACAGAAATCCATGTCTTCGCCTAGATGATCGTTGCTTTCTGGGGTATACTTAAATTCAAACCAAGGCTTTGGCATTTCGTCTAGTATACTGGTCTTTACCAACATACATCCCATACCTATTCCTTCGATGGTGGCTAGTTTATTGCTGGGTTTAAATGGTAGGGGATTTTCCCAATCACCAATTTTTTTATAAGCAACACCTTTAGCTGGCAGTTGGCGTCTGATATAATTTGCTGCAACAACTGGTTCGTTGTGTGCAAGCAATCGCAGTGCTGTGGTAGCTGGGAACGTGATGTCGCTGTCTAGCCATAACATATATTCTGCGCCTATGTTTTGAGCTTCAATGGCTAGTCGTTGTCTCTGAGTAAGCAGAACCGTGCTGGCATCCATTACAACGTGTGTATCCAATCCGCTTGATGTGTTTAGTTTGACCATTGCAGCAAGACAGTGCGCATGAGCAGAATGCAACATGTCTCTGCAAGGTATTAAAACCGCTAGTTTACTTTTTTTCAAACTCCATTGACTGGAGGTAAAAACACTTTTTTTCATGCACCAGCAACGTCTTGACTTAGAGTTTCACCTTGCAGAATTAATTCTTTAATTGCATTAATAAGATCCTGGGATCTCTTTGATGCAAGAATAAAATCTTCTGGGCTTAGTTTGCACAGCTCTTCCATTGTTTCTACTTTGATTATATTGTTACAAAGAACTTCAATGGCTGCTTTTCTTGCCACTGATTCAATGTATCTTTGTCTAACATTTTCATCACTGTTTGAAAGAAGTTCCACACATTCTTTTTCATTCATTTCGTTAGCAAGTTCTACTAGAATAGCTAATTCTTCTTTTTCTTCTTTAACAGCACTGGTGCCGAGATCCTGCAACGCCTTAATTCTTTTTAAGAATTCTGTAAGCACCGCAGGGTCTGTGCCTCTATCGTGATAAACCACATTATCGAGATACCATTTAGATGGGGCCGTAGATGCGGCTGCTAATATTTTATTAACATTAAGTTTGAGTTTCATAATTTAATCCGTTAAGTTGGATATGTATACGGCGTGTCTTTTCCGCCAAACACACTGGAGAACGAAGTCTGAACTGTAGTAGATCTACCGATATGCACATTGAGCGTTCCACCTAATCTAATATTGGCGCCTGCTGATCTTGGGTAGGCGCCGTTGTCGAAAGCACTTTGTACTCTACCAAAAGATATAGCAGATCCGGTTGCAGGTAAAGTACCCATTTATGGCTCCGTTACCTGCAGATATTTATTGATTGTTAAAATCACAATCTCTAAATACTGATTTATTGCTAAAGTCAACAACATTATTTTAACGCCTGTTTCAGTGTTTGTAAATCTTTTTCTAATTTTTCAATTAATTTTTGCTGTGCTTTTACAGCTTCGATTAATAGAGGCACTAGTTTTTCGTATTGAACAGTTTTATAGTTATCACCGCTAATGCTAGTACCGTTAGTATCTGTATCGAAGGGTGCTGGGCGAACTGCTTCTGGTAAAACAGCTTCGACCTCATCAGCAAATACACCCACTAATTTCTTACCTTGATCGTACCCAAATTTTGCTGCGACAGCATTTGGTGTGTAGGTAATACCATGTAGAGATAAAATTTTGTCTATCGGATTGTCGATTATCTTGACATTATCTTTAAGTCTACGATCTGAATAATATGCTGTAATTTCATTGGTTGCGCGGATCTCACCGGCCGTTCCAGAAGCATCTGTTCCTACACCTAAACTGGCAATTCTGCCATTTTGATTTACGATGATTGATCGTACCCAGGTAGCTGTCCATGCAGTCAATCCGCTACTAGAAATAGAAGTTGCTGTATTAACAGTAACTTGTCCGTTGTATTGAGCTAGTTTTACAAGTCCTGTATCTAATACTTCTATACTTGGTATTCCTGAAATATCGCTAGCAGCAAAAATGGTACCGGTAAAAGTATCGGCTACACTAAACAACTGTCCATAAGAGCCGGCTACTTCAAATTTGTTTGATGTTGCAGTAGTGCCTAACGCGACGTTTCCAGTTCTTGGATCTAAGTTGATAGTTGAGGTTGTATATAATGATTCAGCTGTTGCGCTAGCGTTGTGGCTATCTACAAATGTTAGATAATGTAGTCCGGTGTTTGGTCTAGCAACTGTTAAAACAGTATCTGCCCTTACCGAAGCATTAACATAAATGCTAGATGTATTTGTATAGGTTGGTGCGCTGGTGCCAGCACTGACTAAAATTTGACCTGCTGTGCCAGGACCAAAGAAACTTGTAGCTCCTGCTCCTGTTTGATAAGGAACCTGTCCGGCCGTTCCACCAGCTAAATTTGTAGCGGATCCTGCATTACCGGTAGCACTATCTGCTAACACGGCTCTGTTTACGTATATAGATGAAGTTCCTACCCACTCAGGTGCAGTGGCGCCTGAGTTTACGCGCAGCATTTGGCCAGCAGTGCCGATTGACAAGAATGTACTTGCATTGGCTGCAGTTTGATAACGCAGTCCGCCTGCTGCACCGCCTACATCATTATCTGCTAGTACAGCTCTGTTTACGTATATGCTCGAAGTGTTTGTGTATGTTGGTGCGCTGGTACCTGCGCTTACAAGGATCTGTCCGGCTGTACCCGGTCCTGCAAATGCACTTGCACCAGAACCGGTTTGATAATGTAGCTGACCGGCGGTGCCGCCTAGTAAATGATTTGACTGATTTGCAAATCCCGCATAGAACGAAGATGTGGTACTCCATTGCGGAGCTGTTGCTCCTGCATTGACTGTAAGTACCTGTCCTGCTGTTCCAATTGATAGGAATGTGCTGGCGCCTGCACCTGTTTGGTAATGAATACCACCAGCTGCTCCACCAAGTAAATGGTTTGATTGGTTTGAAAAGCCAACATAGATACTGCTGGTGTTTATATATGTTGGTGCACTTGTTCCAGCACTGATTAAAATTTGACCTGCTGTGCCGGGACCGGCAAACGCGGTAACACCAACTCCGCTCTGATATACTAACTGTCCTGCAGTACCACCAAACAAGGTTTGAGCATTAACTGCACTATTACTGTAAAGCGATGAAGTACTAATCCATTCTGGTGCTGTTGCTCCTGCGTTTACACGTAGAATCTGTCCTGCTGTTCCAATTGCTAGGAACGTGCTGGCGCCTGCACCTGTTTGGTAATGAATACCGCCAGCTGCTCCGCCAAGCAAATGGTTTGACTGATTTGCAAAGCCAACATAGATACTGCTGGTATTTGTATATGTTGGTGCACTTGTGCCGGCACTGACTAAAAGTTGACCGGCTGTACCTGGTCCTGCAAATGCTGTAGTATTGGCAGCACTTTGATAGACTAATTGGCCGGAAGTGCCTCCTGCAAGATTTACATCAAGGGCTCCTCTTGTAGTTCCACCAGCGGGAGATACAACTTCATTGACAATTGAAGCACTGCTAATGAATGTAAAATATCCTGTACTTCTATCAAATCCAAAGAAACCTGTTCTTGCACTCGTACCATTATGCCAATCAAATGCAATTCCTCTATCCTTGCCGTCGTCGCTGGAAGGTAGTGCACCATTAGGCCCTGTTCCAATTTCAAATATTGGATCGCTGATGTTTGTTACTGTGCTATCAACGATGACTGTAGTGCCTTGAACGGTTAAATTTCCTACAATAGTAACATTACCGCCGATGGTAGGACTGGTTGTCCAACTTGGAGAAGTACCGTTGCTAACAAGAATAGAGTTTGCTGAGCCAATGCTCAACATTGTTGTGGCATTTGCTGCGCTTTGATAAGGTAAGCTCCCGCCAGCCCCGCCAAATAAATTTACTGCACTGGTTGCTGCCCCTGCGTATATGCTACCAGTTGTAGTCCACTGTGGTGCTGTTGCACCACTGTTTACTGTTAATACTTGTCCAGCAGTGCCAATCGACAGAAAGGTACTGGCATTAGCCGCGGTCTGATATCTCAATCCACCAGCTGCACCCCCTACGTCGTTGTCGGCAAGCACAGCTCTGTTTACATATATTGTGGATGTTGCAACAAATGTTGCTGTGTTGGCGCCCATTTGCAGTATTGTGCCTGCAGTGCCAGTACCAATAAATGCTGTGCTGCCTGCTGCTAATTGATAAGGTATCTGACCTAGCAATCCACCTGAAAGATTTGTGGCTGCAGTAGCGGATGGTGTCGTATCTGCTGTCACTGCTCTATTAACATAGATACTTGAAGTGTTTGTGTATGTTGGTGCGCTTGTACCGGCACTAACTAAAATCTGTCCAGCGGTGCCAGGACCTGCAAAAGCTGTAGTATTGGCCGCACTTTGATAGACTAATTGACCCGCTGTCCCGCCATTTAAATTATTGGCCTGCGTTGACGTAGTGGCTGTGCTAGCTGTTCCTGTAACATTGCCAACAAAACTTGTTGCTGTTACAACTCCGCTGGCAAAAATACCTCCCCATACTCCTACACCACCTAGTGTTTGAAGTACACCAGAATTTGTTGAGTGTACGCTCAATCCACCGTTGATAAACAAACGAGTGTCTACTGTGGCTGTACCGTAAATTCTTGTGTTAGAAAGTAATTTTGCCATATTCTTTTATTTACCGTTATAAATTTTCTATCTATTCTGGTCCACTATTTTTAGCTTGGCTTATTAACTTCATCTAATTCGCCTGCAATCATAATTACACCAGTGTTCATTTCACGCACAGCAACTCCAGCGGGCTTTGTAACTTCATCAAATTCTGCAGAGAAATAATTATTCACAGTTATTTTTATATCAGCGGCAGTTACCTCATCAAATTCACCGCTTATATACACATCTCCTGTGGAACTGATTCTTCTTGCTATGGTCATTATGCAAATACCGTATCTAAACTATTGGTCACAGTATTATAGATTTGATATACCGCGCTAACATTTGATGCGTTTACAAATCCCACTCTGTTACCGACATATACGCTACCTGCAACACCAACACCACCGTCGACAATCAATGCACCTGTAGTAGTTGAAACTGATGCCACTGTAGAATTTACATTAACAACATTGGCATCTACTGTGAGAGTGCTTTGATAATTTGGTGCACCTGTACCGCCACTTATTAAAATTTGACCTGTGGTACCTGGTCCTGCAAATGCTGTTACACCAACACCACTTTGATAATGTAGCTGACCAGCGGTGCCGCCGTACAATGTCTGCGCATTAACGGCACTGTTAACATAGATGCTACCAGTATTTGTATAAACTGGTGCGCTTGCACCAGCGCTGACTAGAAGCTGTCCTGCAGTACCAGGTCCTGCGAAAGCTGTGGTACCGGCAGCACTTTGGTAAACAAGTTGTCCCGTTGTTCCGCCAAACAAGTTTTGTGACGAGACAGCAGCAGCAGCATACACACTGCTGGTGTTTACCCACTCAGGGGCTGTACCTGCTGAGTTTACTCTCAATAATTGTCCAGCACTTCCAATGTTTAAGAACGTGCTGGCATTTGCTCCGGTCTGATATCTCAATCCTCCTGCACTGCCGCCACTGTCGTTGTCTGAAATAACCGCTCTGTTTACATAAATTGTTGCGGTGGCTACAAATGTAGCTGTGTTAGCACCCATCTGTAACATGCTACCAATTGTGCCAGTTCCAATAAAGGCTGTACTACCTGCAGATAACTGATATGGGATTTCTCCAAGGGCACCGCCGCTGATGTTTGTTGACACAGTAGCCGCATCCGCAGTGACTGCTCTATTAATATAAATGCTACTGGTATTGGTGTATACCGGTGCGCTTGCACCTGCACTTACCAATATCTGTCCGGCTGTACCAGGACCTGCAAACGCTGTGGTATTGGCTGCACTTTGATAGACTAATTGACCTGCTGTGCCACCAAATATTTTTTCAGTGTTAACAGAACTGTTTACATAGATACTAGCTGTAGCTACAAATGTTGCCGTGTTCGCACCCATTTGTAGTATGCTACCGTTGGTACCGGTACCAATGAATGCTGTGGTGTCAGATGCAACTTGATAAGGAATTTGGCCGAGTGCACCGCCATTTAAATTGTTTGCCTGTGCTGAACTTCCTGCGGCACTGTCTGCTACTGTCGCTCTAAATACATATAGTGTTGACGTTGCTACATAAGTCGGTGCGCCAGTACCATTACTGGTCAAAACCTGTCCTGCACTGCCTGGACCTGCGAATGCTGTTACGCCTGGAGCAGATTGATAAATCAATTGACCTGCTGTTCCTGCAGCAATATTAGTTGCTGTAGTAGCGGTACCTAAAAAAGTATTAGCTTGAATTACACCCGTAGCAGGATTTACTGTTACGGTACTAGTAGTATAAACAGTTTCTGGTGTTGATGTTGCATTGTTACTATCAACAAAGGTAATAAAATGAGCAGCATTTGTTATACTTCGTTCTGTAGCAACCTGTCCACTTCCGCCTGCAGCACTGTCAGCAATTGTTGCCCTGTTAACATAAAGAGAGGTTGTACTTACATATGAAGGAGCATTGGCTCCATTGCTTACTAAAACTTCTCCTGCGGTTCCCGGACCAGCAAATGCTGTAGTACCAGTAGAACTTTGATAGACCAATTGACCTGCTGTGCCGCCGTAGAGTTTTTCTGCATTGACAGCACTATTGACATAGATACTGCTTGTATTGGTATAAACTGGTGCTGCTGCTCCGGCACTTACAAGAATCTGTCCTGCCGTTCCTGGTCCGGCGAAAGCAGTGTCATTAGCGCCATTTTGGTACAATAGTTGACCGGCAGTGCCGCCTGCAATGTCAGTGGCCAGTGCCGCGGTACCACTCAAGGCACCGTTAAATGTAGTTGCTGTAACTACACCTGCAACGAAAAGATTGCCTGCTATGCCTACTCCACCTTTTACCTGCAATGCTCCAGATACTGAATCGTGTACACCTGTATTATTATCTAATAATACTGCGCCGGTTTTAAATGTTCCGTATCTTGTATGAACAAACGTTCCGGTTGACAGTTCAGATCCTTTGTCAAACCACTCTAAATATCCTGACTGGTTATGATAACCTAGGAAAGCATCATTATCGTAGCCGTCAACAAAATTGTGAAACACCACACCAATGTCTTTACCGTCATTGCTGGTCCAAGTATTCAATACACCACCGGGCGGTGTGTGAATGTTTACAATGTTGTCTGTATAGTAAGTGTTAGTACTGAATACAAAGGTTGCAGTACCGTTGAATGTAACAGTATCTTCAAATGTAGTAGCACCTTGAACAGTTAGTTGTTTGCCAATATATACGTTATCTGCAAAATGACTGTCGCCAATAACGCCCAATCCACCGCTACTAACCAATAGACTCTGTCCGCTAGCTGTTGTAGTATTACCGGTACCATTTCTAGCAACTACCTGCGTAATATAGGTAGGTGCACTTGCACCAGCAGTTAGAACTGCACCAAGTGTAGCAGATAGTGGCAACATTGCGGTTGCATTTGCTGCTGACTGATAGGGTAAACTACCTCCTGCTCCAGCAAGAAGATTGGCTGCAAAACTTACTTGTATACTAGTAGTTGATACAAAGGATGCAGTGTTTGCACCCATCTGCAATAGACTACCTTGTGTACCGGTACCAATGAATAGTGTGGTATTGGCTGCTGATTGATAGGGTATTTCACCTAATACTCCGCCATTGAGACTGTTTGCTTGAGATGCTGTTCCCGATGCGTTGTCAGCTGACACAGCTCTGTTTACATACAACGTAGTTGTACTTACATAAACAGGAGCACCAGTTCCACCAGATGTTAAAACCTCTCCTGAACTACCGGGACCAGCATATGCGGTAAGGCCCGGAGCAGATTGATAAACTAGTTGTCCTGCTGTGCCGCCTGCGAGATTGGACGCTGTACTGATCACGCCGGTAATCACGCCAAACACAGTGCCTGCAACATTTAGGTTGCCGCCAATGCCTACTCCGCCTTCGATAATTAATGCACCTGTTGTGGTGCTTGTTGATGCTGCATTATTTGCAATAGTTACAGCACCGTAAATTGTTGTAGTACTTCCTACAATTAAATTCTTTGCAATTGCTGCACCGCTATCTACCTGTAGAGCGTTTGTCTGCGATGTAAGACCGGTAACAAGACTGGTACCTTTTAGAATTATACCATTTTTTGTTACAAAGTCTTTTGAAATATTCGACATCTAATTGCTCCAGTTTACTTGGTCACAGCAGTTCTACATACAGTTATCACCTTATTGGTTGCGGTATAGGCACTAAAATAAAGTTTTAATTGTGGATCGCTAGGGTCAGTAACAGTGTCAACTTCTGACGAAAATGACCCAAGTTCTCCGTTTGAAGTTATTAAACCGTAATCTGTAGTTAATACATCATTATTGTTTGTGACCAGTAATAGAATTTCAATTAATTGAAATTCACTTGTTGGCCCTACATCTTCCTCAACCTGTACAAGATATTTTGCACTACGGTAAATGTTTGTAGGATATTGATCAATCACAACTGTTGCTGTGGTAGTAGTGGTTGTGTAACGAGAATCCATCACAGCATCTTGGATTCTTAGATGCTCTGCTGTTACCGTACCGGCTACGGTTACATCTTTTCCTACACCTATACCACCAGATACAACCAATGCTCCTGTTACAGTACTTGTTGAATTGGTTAAATTTGTTAGTTGAATTGCATTAGTTGATGAAGAGCCGTTAGTGGTAACTGATTGCAAAGTGTTAAGCGATGTTAGAGTGATAGTTCCACCGCTTTCTGTGAGAGAAATATCACCAGATGTTAAAATAGATGCAGTGGTTAAGACGTTGGAACCTCCAATAGTTGCAGTACTAGCAACATTTAAAGCCCCACTTACTCCCAATCCTCCAGAAATAACAACAGCACCAGTTGCTGTACTTGTGGATACAGTAGAGGTGGATAATGTTATTGGATCGTATTTGATCCATGCAGCACCATTCCATTGCCAAATTTTCTTTCCTACTTGGTAATAACTACCAACTGTAGGGCTTGGTGGAAAATTTATTGCCATAATGTCATCCTAATCATGTTAGCTCTACCCAAAGTTTTGTACCATTGTCATCAAAATATTGTAAAACTACTCCGGTATCGCTGTCTAACCAAATGTCTCCTACTCTTGCTGCCGCAGGCGAAGTGCTGGTAGTAAAGGTTCTTGGAGTGTATAACAAATTGCTTTCAGCAGGGTTACCGTCCACTGAATATATACTACCAGGCACGTTCAATACACTTGTTCCTGATATATAATATGAAGAAGTATTCTGTGCTGTGGTAACAAAGGTGAATGCCACATCGCTGCTGATTGGTCCTGCATCACCAATTAATTCATCTAAAGCTAGATAGTAAACAGTATCAGATACGGTACTGTTGATTAACACATTTGTTGCAGTACCTCCCGATGAAATCGTACTTACCGGAACCCAAGAAGGTACAGTACCGTCACTATACAATACATGATTGAAAGGACCAATCGGTAACATGGTTGTTAGGTCGGTGGCAGTTTGATACGGTATGCTTCCTTGTGCACCGCCTACTAAATTTAATGCAACTGTAGACGAGCTGACTGTCTGGAGAACAGTTTTGTGAAATACTACATCTCCATAAACATCAAGATCGTTAGCTACAATAAGATTTCCAGAAATACCAACGCCACCTAGTACCGATAGTGCACCGTAGGGTTCTAATGCGAGAATTTTGCCACCGCCGGTATAGGTATTGAATGCTGTTCCATCCAACGGCATTGTAAAATCATAATCATAATATAATAGGATTGACGTAGCAGTTTCGTAACTGGCATAATATGTTTGCGTTGTGATTTCAGTCATGCCGCTAACATTTTGTAACAACACATATGTTCCAGTTGCCACAGCAAATGTATCAGTAAAATGTACTCTTACAGGGTTTGTCTGTTCAATGTTGGTTATATTGGTTATAAAATAAGTTGCAGTTGCCCAAGTACCAAGACCTAGCCCTAGGTCGCTATTCATTTGTGTATAGCCGCCGCCGTTATAATACAGCAAGCTACCAATATTGACTTGATCATTTAGGCCGTCAACGAGATTGTCGCCGCCTATAGAAATATTTCCGCTGCCGTTAGTTAAATTATTAGCAACGTCATGTCCTAACAATATATTATAGGAACCTGTGGTTAGATTTTTTGCAAGTTTATGACCAATAAAGAGATTTTCTCTGCCGTTTATTAATTTGTAGGCAGTATCTGCACCAATAGCAATATTATTATCGTCTACGGTATTAACATTTACTGTTCCGCTAGATGTGTATGCTGTAAATCCTGTGCCGTTTAGAGTATCGTTTACGTTTACGTCAGTGTATAAACTAAATGTACTAGTTGATAACCATCTAACATAATATTCATTATTGTTTAATTCTACTGTGCCGCCAATGTCTTTCAACGTAATTAAAGTACCTGTTGAAAGATTATGGAAGGGCGATGTAATTACGACAGGATTAGCTAGAGAAATATTTGTTATTGTTGATCTATATTCGTATTGATATACACCTATTACCTTAAGAGCTTGGTCACCAATTGCAATAGTGTTAACTAGTTCAGTGCCTGAACTTACCGCCAAACGACCAATAGCAATATTAGCGTAAGAAGTTTGTAAACCTAGTAATGTATCGTAACCAATTGCAATGCTTCCCTGTCCTGTAGCATTGTCATCGGGTTGCGGTACAGCCGTACCTCTTACCACAACATTGTTTTTACCTTCCCAACCTGTACCAATACGCAGACCGTTTACATAGATGTCCTCGCCGCTATGTAGACCGTCTCTAATACCAATGCCACCATCTATCAATAATACACCAGTAGATGTACTAGTGTTTGCAACACCGCCAGTAACCACAACGGTTGAGGTGCCTGTGCCAATTAGGCGTATATTTTGATTAGGAAGATTGCTATACATCTCCCCAAGATGCATTTGTATGTTACCTAAACTTGATCTGTATGAGGTTTGTAATTTTTCGTTGGTAACAATCGTGTAACCAGTTGAAGTGGTGGGTGTTGGCGGCAGCTGAGGCATTGCATCAGCTAGTTTTAAAAACTCGCCGCTGCCTCCTGATCTAAGTGTTGAGCCGCTAATTAATGATGGCATTTACTTTGTCCTTATTGGTTAGCGGTCTGTAACACACTCATTACTAATTGGCAGGTGCCTGAGGTAAGTGAATATGCATGGACACTGTCTAACTCCTCAATAATCATTTTTCCTCCCAATACAATAGCAGCGTCACCTGCAGGTACATCAAAGTTTTTAACCATCAAACTTTGAGTCTGACCAGTTTGACCACCAAATCCCTGTGCATCGGGCAACACTGTTCTAAATCTATAATGCGCAAGTGACACTGTTTGAGTTACAGTTGTTAAATTTGCAACCTGCGCAAGTAGAACAATAGAAGTGACTCCAATTGGCGAGGTGTAAACTGACGCAGTGGTATTTGTAGTCAGTAACGCCGTTTTTGTTAAGAATGTGTTTAACGGTAATGTTGCCATTTTATCTATTTCCTATCTTATTCAATTGCCAATATAAACGGTGTCATATTTGCGTATAAACTTTGTACAAATGTTCTACCAGTGAGAACACCTGTTGCCTGTGCAATTACTAACCCCGGACCTATGCGGAAGTCACCGTTTTGATCAGTGCTGGTAAAGAACACTTTACCATTATTTAACTGAACTACTTCCTTTAATTGATCCGGATCGGCAACACCTCTTTGAGGTAATGCTCCATAATTTGTGCCAGCACCTACATATTCAAACAGATAACCAGAGGCACTGATGTAGCTTCTTTGATAGAAGTTAACAGTTGCTCCATCTGGGAACAAATCAGGTCGTCTTACTGCCTCGCCCAGGGTGACTATATGGTAGGTTCCTGGTATCATCCAATAGCTCAATCCAGCAAACACGCTGTTATAATTGCCGCCAGTTTCTAAATCATATATCATTGCTTGTAGAATTATTTTGACGTCTCTTTCACACTTAGCTTGTTGATACGATGTTGAAGAACCTAGCTCCGATCCGTAATTGTCAATTGCCCAAGCTGCTACTTCTGCAGCTAAGAAATCAATATTCAACTCTATCAATGTTACTGCTGCACCTGAGCCTGGTGGCACTATTCCCTGTCTTGCTCTTAGATTTGCTGGTACTACTGCATTTGCCGCTGTGAGATTTGCTGCGCCTACTATAGAAGTAATATAATCCAATCTTAAGTCAATGAACGGAATAGCATCTGAGCCGCCTATCACCGTGGTGTTAATGATTTGTGTAGCAGTATTACCTGTTGTTGGTGTTACCGCAACATTGGATACAATATCGCCTACACAAGATTTGAGGTGATTGATGGATGCAATATGAGCTGCTATTTGACTGCTGGTAGATCCTTGATAATTTGTATTGGTATTTGCCGCCAATTTGTTTGTATTTGGTACATATGGCGAGTTAGCATCACTACTGGTTTGAACAGTGTAATAACTGTTACCGCAGAAGTATAGAGTAAAGTAAGTCGGGTTTGTAATATCGCCGCCACCGTTAGTCAATGCCTGATTCAAAGTGATAGCATTAAAGTTTACATCGGTTACCACGGTACCAGTTGCAGCATACCACTTGAGGTAATTTGGGTTGGCAGGGGCTGCGGCAGGATCATTTAATCTGTTACCAGCAGCGTCAACGGGGTTTCCATCGGGATCATGTAGGTAATAGAAATCATCATATTGTTTACCAAACTGATCTCTAATGAATACTGTGTTGCCAATCGCAATATCGTCTGTAGAAATATTGTTTAGCACAATTGTACCAGTGTGCAAAGTACTGGTACTTGGCTGTGAATTTAAGAATCCTGGGAAGCTTTGTTCATTAAGATGGCCGTCTGGTGGCTCTACTTCCATTACTAGTCCAATGTGTGGTCTGTCGTCTTCATCAGGCACAAATATGTTTACTCTTCCTAGGTTTGGGAAATAGCCTGTTGGATAGAATTGATCTAGATATGGCAGAGGATCTCCGCTACCAGGTTCAGTTCCTTGCGGACTGAACGGATAGGCTCTATAGGCAGGATTGAAAACTGTACCGCTGAATTTTCTTGGCCCATAACCCTTTGACAGAATGCTGATATCGCCAAAGTTACAGTTTGAGTTTGTAATTGATGCAATGCCACCATTGTCTGCCAATACACCAATGCTACAGAAAATTGTAAACACCGACACCAATTGAGCATAACCGTTGTTGGTGATATGAATTCCTATGCCGCCCTGATTGACCTGGGTGAATGCGTCATAAACAAATGATTGAATTGGAGATCGATCGCTTATAACAGCACCGTCAACGAGGCTACCACCCATTGAACCGATAGGATCAACTTTTCTTTGATTCCAAGTTGAAGTACTGCCTGTATATTCTAAGGATAATTCTTCAACTTGATCGTCCTGTAAAGGAAATACCCAAACGTCACCAAAGTACAGACTAGAATTCACACCAAATCCAATTGTAGATGTGCTCAATCCAATTCGATAAGTGGTTGCTGTTACAAGATCTACTCTTGTAACTTTTGCTGGGGGTAGAACATCTGAACCGTTTAGGCCGGTTAATGCAAATAAACCGCCACCTGCGTATAGAGGAGGTGCTGCTGCGACTCCGTTTTCAATAATATTAGTTACAATATTGTAATTTCTTGTTACTGCTTCTTGAGGCATGTAATTACTACCGTACTCAAAGAAATTATTGATCACTTGAGTAGCAACAGTGCCGGTTACTACAGTTACAGTGTTGTTTGCGATAATTTGTAAACTAATATCTCTTGCGTAGTTAATTGCTGCGGTAGTTGTTGATACCTGACCGGATACATAGTTATATCCTTTGTTCCAATATGATTTGCCTGCTTCGAGAGATTTTTGATTTCCACCTAATAAGATGTCTTGGCTCACTGCATCTAGAATTAAACCTGTGTCTCTATAACACAAATCTTGATCGTAGTTAAATGAATTTGGATTATATGTATTATCAATGTAGGCGATAGTTTCTGCTGTTAAGAATGTTCTATTGGCTTTAATAATATCAAATGCATTCTTTGTTGAAGTAGTTGCTACAGGAGTAATAGCAGATGGGTACTGTGCCCCTGCTACTGAAGGACCGTTTAACAAAATATTAGTTACAGTGTTTAATGCTGTTTGTAATTTTTCTACGTCAGCAGATGTTCCTGTGCTTAGATTTGTAACAGGTTTATGTACTGTCTGTAAAGGAACGTAATTGGTACCGGTAATTAGTGCAGCAGCAACACTTACCATGTAGTTAAATGCTGCAACGGTTGCTGTAACTTCTCCTTCAACGACGTTAGTGGTTCCTACATTGTCGTAATAACCTAAACCAGATTGTACTGACATTCTGTTTCCGCCGAACTTAATGTCGTAGGTTACCGCATCAACCATGTATCCAATATCTCTTTCACAAGTTACCGTATCAAATACAAATCCCTCGTTAGTTGCTGTAATATAGGCTAGAATTTCTTGTTTGAGATAGGTCTTGTTTTGTTGTAGTAAGTCGATAGCATTATTGTATCCTGGTAATAACGTTCCTTCACCGCTGTTAGGAATAATATTATCAGTCCAACCTGTTGTATTACCGTTTAGAATGCTGAGTATTGTGTTAAATTTCAGTTCAATGTCATCAATAGCATCGCTGCTGGCGATGTTTGTTGAAGTAAACTGTGTGCCTGTGCTGTATCTCGTTACACCGGCCTGTGCGTCTGTAGTAGTTGTAATGCTCTGTACAACTTTTAATGACATGTCTCTGAGATATCTAACTGCACGAATTGTTGGTTGAATCTCTGTTACTATACTACCTGTGTAACCATCTATGGCATAATATTGTCTGCCAGCAAAAGTTGATTGGCTAAAGCCATCAAAATACATGTCAGATGCAATGCTATCAAGGACCACTCCGGCATCTCTGCGGCATTTGATTTGATTGTATGCTAGAGTCTTTGGTGGTATGCAAAGAACATGATTGATGTAATTTAGCGTTTGCTCTTGAACAAAAGTTCTATTAGCTTGCAACAGAATTTCTGCACTTACAAAGGCTGCATCTGGGCCAGGACTTGCATATACTGTTGGAGCAGCACTTGGACCGTCTTCAATGATTCCCACAGTGATATTGAATAAATTTTCAATTGGTTCAATAGCAATCTCTCCGCCAGTTAACACTGTATTAAACACTTGAGGATATGATACTAAACCTGTTGATGTAGTGTTCAATGGCAATACTGTACAGGTTGTATTCACAACAATCTTTTTACAAAGTTCTGCTAGATAATCGATTGCACTAATTGTTTGTGTTTCTTGGCCTGCAATTACACTGACTACACCGTCGTAGTATGCTAATCCGCTTTCAATACTCTTTTGATTACCACCAAAGGTCATATCGTAAGCCATATTTTCAACAAGTATTGCAACGTCTCTATAACATTTCTGTCTGTTATAACTGAAGTTGTTCATTGTGGCATCAATGTAAGCAATGACTTCTGCCTTGATGAAGTTTGTGTTAGTCATCAACAAAGCATATGCATTCAACGCTGATGTTGCTGTGTTAAGAGTCAAAGAAATTGGTGTTTTGTCTGTGGCTACAGCTGGTCCGTTTCTAATAATTTCAGTAATAATATCTAGTTTTGATTCTAGCACTTCTGCATCGTATTCATTGCCGGCATTACCAACAAGCACCTGTGACGTTGCTGTTTGATAAGTGGTAGGCAGTGCAGTTTTTGTAACAATGTAAGGTAAAATGCTCTTGATATAATTGTATGCTGCAGTTGTTTGCGGCACTTCGTTAGGTATAGCGGTTGAAGTTGTGCTGTAAGTATAGTAGTATACACCACTCTTAATACTTTGAACATTACCAGAATGCAGTAAGTCAAAACTTACACTGTCAATAATATATCCAACATCTCTAAAACAAGTGCTGGTATTATAGACTAGGGATGGATAGGTAGTATCGATATAAGTCAATACAGCATGCTGCATTGATGTTCTATTTGTTTGTAGTCCGTTATAAGATGATACGACTAAGGTTGCAGTTGTTGGTAATCCACCGTATACTACCCAGTCGCTCACTCCTGCTACGCCGTTAGAAAGAATATTTGTTACAGTGGTAAACAGTGTATCAACTGTTGCTGTTACAGAAGCATCAACATATGTTGCGGCGATGCCTTTAAGATATGTAATGGCAGCGATAGTTGCTGTTATTTCATTTGGAATATCGCCGGTGTAAGAACCTTGATTCCAGTATTGTAAACCAGCAAATGTACTGTCGCTAGTGCTATCATATAACATGTCAATGCCAATAGCATTGAGAATAAGTGCAGTATCTCTTTCGCACTTGGCTTGATTATATGTAAACGATCCGCTGTTAAAAGTTGTGTCAACAAATGCAACTACCTGTCCTTGCAAGAAAGGTTTGTTTGCAAGTAATAAAGTTCTAGCATTGAAGAATCCTGGATTCTGTTGTCCAGCATTGATATATTGACCAACTTCTACGGTGCCGGTTGACAGAGTGACAACAATCGATGTTGTATTTGATGCCCATGTTCCGGTTCCAACTGCCGATGGAATTTGAACGGTCTGAGATGGAATAAACATTGTTCCGTCTCTCAACCAAGGACCAGACTGATTTGTACAATTTTGAATATAGGGAGAATGGAATAAATCTATTCTATCATTGCCTGTCTGGGGAGGAAACGCTGTAGCATATGCTCCTCTATTTGTGCCTGGTGCATAGTCGCCTGCTAATTTTCCGCTTCTTCCATTTAAGAAGGTACAGAAAGCAATATAACATCCACTTTCAACATGGAAGAGATCCTGTGTCTTATTGATTGGTTCAATAAATGTTGTACGAATGTCTGATCCCATGATGCTGGTATATGGTTTCAAACGCAACGGATTATTTTCTAAATAGAGACCAGCACTTACTCTAATCTGTGTACCTGATTGGTAATAGGGACTTCTTAATGCACCACCAATGGTACGACAGGCACGACTTGGGTCTTGAGCGCGACCGTCGTTGGTATCGTTTCCATCAACTGTTACATACAACACATTGGTCACAACCGGAGCGGTGCCAATTGGATTCTTGCCTCTAACTTGAATCTCGCCAAAGATATCTGTAGCGCCTGCGGCTAAAACCATTTTACTTTGAGGTGCTTGTAGTCCTAAATATTTGTCATAAACGGTTTCTAGATATTGTGTTGTAAAATTGTTATATCCGTAGACCACGCCACCGATGGTTAAATCTTTTGCTACTGATGCACCACCGGTAACTTTCAATGCACCAGTGTCTGTAGAGGTTGATGTTTCAGTATTTTTAACTTCGACCTTGCTGATTCTTAAACGACCTATACTTGGATTGTATCTAAAAATTGTAGAAGTTGTATCGATATCTGTGTCATCCGGGTCGCCAAACAGAGTAGTTCCGTTTGTTGCTGTTAGAGTCTGCGCAAAAATTGGATAAAATTCTATATTGGTGTTTGTGGCTGTGACCTGGATATTTGTTGAGGTAAGAGCTTGTGCTATTCTTCCAAAGATTGTACCGCCAACAGCGAGGTCTTTTTCTATGCCTACACCACCTGCAAAATATACAGATGCAGCTTGTCTACCTGCAGTATTACTAAATTCACTTTGGTCTATTGTTAACGGAATGCCGAGAAGATTTGTAGGATTACTGCCGTCAGTGAATTCTGTTTTTGCACCAACTGTTAAGTCGCCGCCACCTGAATTAATTTCAGTAGTGCCGCCACCAGCGTTAATGAATACGTCGCCACCACCGTCATTAATCTCAGTGTTGCCGCCTCCGGTTTGATTTATTTGAACATTACCGCCGTTTGGATTGATCTGTGTGTCGGCGCCACCTTCGTTTAAAATTACCTGATTACCGGCATCTAATTCTACGCTACCCGGAGAGGTAACTTTGACTGCGGTATCCGCACTTATACGCTGAAAATCGTTAGATGTTACGTTTCTTGTACCGGTTTTTCTTGCCATTTAAGTTCTCGTATAGAGTATTTATCGTATTACCAAATTCGTATTTGAACGCTGTCCAATAATATAGGGTCTTTGTGAGGCCAACTTTTATGTGCTTGGAAACGCAAAGTAATGCCAAACGTTGAGTTGCTTATTGCTGCTATATCTATGCCGCTGTTCCACAGCTCAGTTTGACCGCCGTAAACTTTTTGCGGAGCAACATCAGGGCTTGCAAAATTATCGCCTATATAGTTGCCGTTCAAACAGAGTTGTACTGTTTCATCCTGTGCTCTTCCGTATCTTCTTGCATCTACTTTTACTTCAATTCCGCTGAGAACAGCGGGTAAATTTTGAAAACTAAAATTAGTTAAACGTAAAAACCATGTCTTGTTTTTTATGTCTGGCTTAGGTGATCTCGCTATATGGTATAGAGTTCCTATACTAGGCAGCAATCTGCCGTCAAAATCTTTCAATTCGACAAAAGATTTAGAATCGTCCCAAGCAATATCGACCTGTTCTGCGCCACTTTCACAAAATTGTACAACGGTAGAAGGATATGTCCAAGCAGTAGGCATATCTATATTTATTAATAAAGAAAAAAGGACCAGTTACGGTCCTTTTCTCTTGTCTATAATTTTTTAATTATAGATTAGTTTGATGCAATACTTACAATACCAGTAGATGCTGCAGCTAATGTCCAGCCTGCTGCTTGGTTATTGACGTATTCATAGCTACCAACCATGGTCTTCTGTACGAGCACTGCTCTTGACATGGTTAGTTTTTTGACATAGTATGTGCTACCGTTACTGTCAGTAGCTTCTATTGTCATTTCACCTGCACCTGGTGCTGCTGTAACTAACTTACACTGACCAACACCTTCGGCATTTTTAACAAGATATCTACGGCTTGCTTCCTGCTTCACAATGTCTGATGCTAGTGCGCTTGTGCCTGTTGAAAGGTAAGCTGACACTGCAATAGCATTGGTTGTTGACGCGGTTAGAGCAGTAATTGCTTGGAATCCTGATCCATAGTCAGCAAAAACCAATGTGCCTGTTACTGTACTTGCGTTAGCAACAGTGACAGTGACCACACCTGTAGCGACTGAAGCCACTTGTGCTGATGCGCCTACACCTGTACCGCTAACACCCATTCCAGCATAAATGCCGGTAGTGGTGCAATGGATAAGTGTTTCTGTACCTGTGCCCACGCCCGCAACTGATACAGCAGAAGCTGTGGTGATGTTAACTGTAGCAGTACTGGTATAACCAGAACCTGCTGAAGTTAGAGCAATAGCACTTACTCCAAAAGTTCCTACACCGTTGGCTGTTTTAGTTGCAGTACCTGCAGCGGTTCCACCGCCTGGTAGTTGTGGTGCGCTGAATACAGCAACAGCACCTTGTGAATAACCTGTACCTGTACTGGTAACAGTGATTGTTGAGGAAACACCTTCACCGCCAATTGGTGGTGTGTTGAGGTTTCCAAAATATGTTTTCTTAATCGGTCTTCCCATTTGTTTTCTCCTTTATATGATCGTTCGATGATCTACGCAGCGGGAACTGCATAAAATACTTATGAGCGACAAAGTATTTATTAGCTGTTAGCGATTTACCACGTATTGGTATATTCTACTTACCAATCTTCTATATCTTTTGTTGTCTAGGCCGTATTGATCTGTAAGTTTATGTATTCTTAGATAGTTATGGATAAGTTTTTCTACATTGTTTCGTATAACAGGGTTTGAAAAATCTGGATTTTTCATTTTAATTTTAGACAGAGCACTTTCTACATCGTTGATTGCTTGGGTGAGTCTAGCGTTGACTTCACTTTGCCTTCCGTAGTAATCTCCCTTTTCGTTTCTAAACTTTCCTTGACTTTTAAGATCGTCCAGCGCATGTTGCAGTTCGTGAACCAATTCAGATTGCATCTGACCTAAATTTGTCTGCAATCGTAGTAACACTTCTTTTGTTTTTGGATTATATAGTGATCTATCAAATTTTGAATCAATTTTTACTTTAACTGTTTGTACCAAGTTGGCTATAGCAGGTTCGTCTGCGCTGTATAGTCCTTGCAGAGACAACTCTCTTTGAGGTTTATTTTTATATTTGGACAGAATTATTTTACTTAAATCTATTAAGTCTTTATTTTCTGTTCTTGTTTCAAATAGTTGTGTTAAGTTCACTTTGTATTTACTCTCTTACAAAAAGAAAACCCGCCTTGCGGCGGGTTTCCATTTCACTATCAAGTAGTTTATTACTTGAAGCTGACGTTTGCGGTAACGATTGAAACCTTACCGAGGTAGTCAGCAGCATTGCCTAGTGATGAAGCAGTGTTGGTCAACTCTACGTAACCGTAGCGTGTTAGGAAACCAACGACTGGTTCAAAGGTTGCTGGATCTAGCACAACGCCAGAGCTCATTAGT